GGGCGCATATGCAGAGGTATATCTCGAGAAGCTTTCTGTCTCGGGCACATACGTCCTCATAGGAACGGTACCGAGCGGCTCTTCATCAGCTGTGACGATAACGAGCTCGATAGACCTCACTAAAGAGACCGGCTACGGGATACACGTCAGAAACGTAACGGCAGACGGAAGCTCGATGACATCGGACTACTTCCACTATCAAGCATCGATGCCACAGGCTCCGGTACTGGACAGCGTGGAACCAACGACCACACCGGGCAAGGTGTACTTATCCTGGACTAATACGTGGGCTGATGCGACAAGCATAATCATTGCGTGGACGGACGACAGAGACAACTGGATGTCCAACGATGCTCCGGACACCTTTGAGATAGAGGATGTCGCGAGCAATTGGTTCATAACCGGACTTGAGACCGGAAAAGAATGGTGGTTCAGAGTAAGAGCGGTGCGTGAAGTCGATGACAACGTGACGCGCTCGTCATGGTCAGAAGACCTGTCCATCGACCTGTCATCAGCACCGGCTACTCCGGCTCTGTATCTGTCAGAAGAGGCGATAACAGAAAATGACATCGTTACGGCCTACTGGTCGTACATGACAACAGACGGAACGGCACAGATATCGGCTGACATCGTAGAGGCTACGCTGTCGGGCGGCACATGGACCTATGGCAGGTCTGTAGGGGCTACATCCTCAGCACAGCACATCGACATCGATGCAAGGAAACAGCCGGGCTGGACGAACGGCACAACGAAGTATCTTGCGCTCCGGACAGGATCCGGCTCGGGCGGTCTTTCAGACTACTCGACTCCGGTCAAGCTTGAGATAGCAGCCAAGCCGACAGTGGCGATATCGAGCGCCGGCTTCGCATCAAGCGACACCGTCACAGAATACTTTGAGGGCGATGGCAGCACAAAGAAATTCACCTGCGCGGATGTGCTTTCAGCTGCACCGACGGCAACGGTCAATGGTGCGAGCAGGGCATGCACGTATTCAGGAGATGTAGTCACGATGTCGACTGCACCGGCAAGCGGAGCAACACTCGCCATCACCTACACAACTACGGCTCATAAGGTGCTTACCAGCTTGCCACTTTCCGTATCGGTTGCGACGGCTAATGCATCGGATGTCACGCTCGCCATCGAGAGAGCGGCAACGTATCCGATGACAAGACCGGATGGGACAGAGACGGACGGAGCAGAAGGCGAGACGGTATATGTGGAGACCACAGGAGCGCTGTCGAGCACTCCATTCACAGTAGATCTCAATGAGCTCATAGGCAGACTCGATGATGGCGCTGAATATAACCTTGTTGCTACCGTAAAGGATAAGCACAAGCAAACAGCAAGAGCAGAGATGCCATTCAAGGTGCACTGGTCGCATCAGGCATGGGAGCCGACAGCAACGTTCGTGACGGACACGACCAACTACATCGTCAAGGTCACACCTGCATCGGCTACCGGTTATCAAGAGGGCGACACCTGCGACATATACAGACTCGGCATAGATAAGCCTGAGCTGATATATCCGAACGCGACATTCGGTGAAACCTATGTGGATCCATTCCCTGCGTTTGGTGAGCACAGCGGGTACAAGGTGGTCACGATCACTCCGACCGGAGACTACATAACCGAAAGGAACACCTTTGCCGAGTTCGATACGACAGAGGGCGATGGAAACTATACACAGATCGATACGGGCATGCTCGTCATCGACTTTGACGGTGAAAGGGCAGAGCTTCCGTACAACATCACACTCGATAATAGCTGGTCGAAGGACTTCCAGAGGACAGCATACCTCGGAGGCCATGTCGCAGGAGACCACAATAAAGCAGTCACAAGAGACCTCACAGCGGGCACTGTGACGACACGTAAAACAAATACGGAAGTCATCGAGACCATGAGAAAGCTTGCGAGATATCCGGGACTTTGCCATGTAAGGACACCGGAAGGCTCATCCTTCACAGCGGATGTGCAGGTGTCCGAGAGCCTGTCTTTTGACTCGGCGCTGGCAAACTACAGCCTCACGATCCAGAAGGTGGACATGGTCGGATATGACGGTATGACATTAGAAGAATGGAGTAGAACGCAATGATCTGGAAAGATGGCTTCACAGCGTCATACTATGCAGCCATAATCGACCCGGGATCATGGCGCGAAACAGGACAGCTTGATATTACGGGCGGTTCCATTGAGCGGTCAGAGGGTGACCTTCGTGAGTCAGCTGACCTCGATGCAACGGAGCTGCCAAACGGCGGGGAGGCATGGGTACGCATCTGGCTTGATGCTGATCAGGAAGGTATCACCCATGTCCCGCTGTTTACCGGGCTCACTTCCGCACCGTCACGGGACATCGATGGCGTAAGGGAATCCTACAAGATAGAGTGCTATTCGGTGCTCAAGCCTATAGACGACATACTGACCGAGCGGGGATATTACATCCCTGCAGAGGTCACGGCACCACAGGCGGCAAGAAGACTGCTCAAGACGGGCATCGCTCCTGTCGAGGTGGCTTCTGTCGCTGACATGCCGAGACTCACAGAGGCGGTCATAGCAGAAAACGGCGAGACGAATCTGACTCTCGCTGTAAAGGTGCTAGAGGCGGTCAACTGGCGCATCCGGATAGACGGATATGGCACGATATGGGTCGAGCCCAACAGCCACGAGGTCAAAGGCATGTTCGATGCTGTTGATAATGACATCATCGAGCTGCAGGTAACGGACGAATACGACTGGTATTCCTGCCCGAACGTACTCAGGGCGATATCCGGAGACCTTACGGCTATAGCAAGGGACGATGACAAGGACTCACCTCTGTCCACAGTATCAAGGGGCAGAGAGATATGGGCAGAAGAATCGTCCGTCAATCTTGGCACTAACGAGTCACTTGCGGTCTATGCCCGGAGACGGCTCAGGGTGCTGCAGTCACCTGCAAGAACTGTCTCATATTCGAGGCGGTTCGACCCTAATATAAATGTGGGCGATGTCGTCAGGATAAACCATCCTGAGATAGGCATAGACGGCGAGTTCCGGATAAAGTCCCAATCACTTGAACTGACTTACGGATGCAGAACAACAGAGGAGGCTGTACTTGAGTAATACTACAAAGAAACTTGCGTCAGCCATCAGGGACGCATCGAAAGAGAAGACATCGGGTTACGATACCACCGCAGAGGTAACACGCATCGAGGGCAATACGGCATGGGTGCATATTCCGGGCGGAGTGGATGAGACTCCGGTCAGACGCACCATAAACGCTCACAAGGGCGATACCGTACAGGTCCGCATAAGCAACGGCAAAGGCTTCATAGTCGGCAATGCTACGAATCCTCCTACGGATGACGGCAGAGCGAATGAGATCGCAACGTGGGCACGGCCTTCGGTGGACTTTGTGGGTGCGCTTGCCGGAAGAGACATCACCGTCAATTCAATAACCGCATCGGTCGGTTACATCGACGACCTCTACTCGAAGAACATCACGACCGAGAACCTCCAAGCGACTACGGCCTACATCAAGGACCTGACTGCAGAGCAGATACAAGCCGGAGCGATAACCACAGACTTGCTCGATGCAAATTATGCGCATATCTCTGACGGTGTTATCGATAATGCCAAGATAGGCTATGCTGACATCGAGGATATGGATGCGCATTACGCACGAATCACAAACGGTGTCATCGACAACGCAACCATCAACCACGCAGATGTAATTGACCTCAATGTCGATTATGTCCAGGCTAATCTTGCGAACGTTGACCAGGCGATAGTCAATACGGAGTGGGTGGATACCATTCTGGTGCAGAGCGGTCTGATATCTCATGAGGGTTCGATATTCGAGCTTGATGCCGTACAGGTCAATGCGTCAAAGATCACAGCCGGCACGATAGACGTTGCTCGCATCGTTGTCACGGATCCGGTCACCGGTGACAAGCATATGGTGACTTGGGACGAGACCACACAGACATGGGTAGCGGCGAAGCTGGACGGTGATGTGCTCGAAGACCTCACCATCACAGCTGACAAGATCGTAGCCGGTGCAATAACGGCTGACAAGATTACCACACAGAACATCATCGGCCCGGGTGGATGGATAAACCTGAGAAATGGCACATTCGCCTATGCTGATGCGGGTGAGAATAATTACCTTAAATGGAACGGTACAAAGCTCCAGATCAAGGCTGACGAGTTCTTCCTCTCGACAGGGCAGAACATCCTCGATGCCATTGAGTCCATCGAGACATACTTCCTTGCCGGAGAGCCGACGCTGAACAACGAGCCGGCTGTCGATTGGACAACAGACAACCTCAAGAACCAGCATCTGCGTGATATCTATTACGATACAGACTCGGGCAAGAGTTACCGCTGGTCACTCAGTACAGAGGAGGCCCTGCAGGACGGTGATGGAGAGACGCTGCAGGACGAGGAGGATAACGACCTTATCGGTCAGCACACAGAGGTGCGATATGCGTGGATCCAGATAGCGGATGGTGATATTGCGAGCCTGAGCGACAGGCTGTCCGTAGCTGAAACGAATATCGCTCAGAACCAGCAGCAGATACAGCTGAAGGCATCACAGACTGATTTAGACCTCGCGACATCGAGACTTGATCAAGCCGAGACGACCATTACGCAGCAAGCACAGGCCATCGCACTGAAGGCCGAAGCGAGCTCGGTCTACTCGAAGCTGGAAGTGGACGGCAAGTTCCACGAAGGACTGAACGTAAGGACATCGTTTGCGGATACAACTATAACGCTTACCGCTACAGTGATACTTGCGGGTGTCGATGTGACAGACAACTATCTGCCGGGCGATTACGAGTGGTTCTACAGACTTCCGGACGGTGATACGTTCGTCAATGGTGACAGGACGTCATCCTACGGCAAGAGCATCACCATACAGAAGAGCGCAATGAAATACGGCAATTCGATAATCTGCGTGTTCACCAAGAGGGCAGAGGAGCCATTGCTCGATGGTGATGGCAACCCACTCACGGATGAAAATGATGACGCATTAATAGGATATGTGGAGGTAGCATAATGGCAAAAGAGAAAAACTTAACAGCAGTAACATCAGTCGCGGCAGCGGACTTTGCGAGAGTGGTCACCTCCGCAGGTGCATCCGTCAAAGCGACGTTTGCAAATATTGCAAAATATATAATCGAGACATATAACGGCTCAACGGTGGCAGGATCCGCACAGTCGGTAAAGAGCGCACTTGATTCACTAAATAGCAATCTGACTGGTGTCACGTCCAATTCCCGACATGACGTAAACAGTTATTGTGATATGTTCATAAAGCCAAGCAATACCAGCGGATACCCGAATACCACTCTTGAATTGAGGCCACAGAAGAATGGCACCAACAATATATTGCAGATCTATGTCAACGGCATCGACTACGGATACATCACTTTTGATGTATCAAGGAATGTAGGAGTCATCGATTCGTAAATAGCAAAACAACGGTCGGCAACGGTAACAATTTGCCTAATTTTGACCTAAATAATTTGACGGAAACAGCTTGGTATCAATTTGACAAATTAACAAGTGCGATGACAAACGCACCAAACACGGGCACATACTTTAGCGGTTTCCTTTTTGTTATGAGGTACGCGTCAGATAAAGTTCTGCAAACCTTCTACTATGCCGGTGGTACACCAGCTATATATGCGAGAACGAGGTGGAATGGCTCTTGGGGAGCTTGGGAGAAAATATAGGTAAATAGGAATTTAATGCACTAACTTGACGCCTCCTGTACCATTCAGGCAGGAGGTGAGCGATATGTTAG